TCAGCGTTTGGTGCTATATCTAGCATATCGAGCAAAGCCTTGAACTTCATTACATCTTGCATAGTGATGCTTTCATATACTTCATAGGATGGGTCGATGGGGTCTAGCGTATATGGTCTGCTACTTTTTCGGTCGCGTATTCAAGACCTGTATAGGCGTAAGAACCAAACAAGTTTTTTGCTGCCTTACAGTATGCTTTATATGCATCGTCTTTGTTGTCATAATATCCAAGATTATATGACTTGCCGTTCTTCTTGATACGAGCTTCCCACGATTCTTTGATTTTGTTCCAGAATACGCCTTTATAACCGCTGGTATTATTAGATGATATACGACGGTTGGCTTGATTGGTAGAATCTGTGCATTCTCTTAGATTTTCTATTCTGTTGTCTGCTCTGTCGTGGTTGATATGGTCAATATACTTTTTTGGAAATTTGCCGTGTACATAAAACCAAGCAAGTCTGTGTGCTCGGTATTTTCTTTTGTTGATTTGAATTTGCACATATCCATCTGTTGATTTGATGCAACCAGCCTTTGAGCCAGCGGGTCCAGTAGCAGATAGCTTTTGCTTCCAAGTAAAGTCGCCGGTGTGCGAGTTATAATCTAATATTGTTTTTAGGTAATCTATAGTTAGTGTCATAATATTTGTCCTTTCAAGAGATAAATATTATTGTCAAGATTAAAAACACTTTTTATAGTTAAAAATAATTATTTTATTATAGATCGTACCAAACAAGATTTGGGCCAGAGGTTCCATTATGACCAAGATATTGTTGAACATTTGGATTGTATGAGCCCAAAGTTTGAAGGGCGCTAAATATATTAGCAACTGTTACATCAGCATCTGTACCACTTGTTCCTGATGTACCACTAGTGCCGCTTGTACCACTTGTTCCAGGTGTGCCTGGGTCTCCGTCAACACCAGATGTACCAGATGTTCCTGAAGTGCCATTACCATCTACACCAGATGTGCCGCTTGTGCCAGATGTACCACTACCATCTACACCGCTTGTTCCTGATGTACCATCTGTACCACTTGTACCATCGGTGCCGCTTGTACCATCGGTGCCGCTTGTACCATTGGTTCCGCTTGTGCCATTAGTGCCAGATGTTCCAGATGTTCCAGAAGTGCCATCTATACCGCTTGTGCCACTCGTTCCATCTGTACCGCTTGTTCCGTCTGTACCGCTTGTGCCACTTGTACCAGATGTTCCACCTCCTCCACCATTTGCTGCAAACAAAGCATATGAAGCAGTGCCGTGGAATAATCCAAGACCACTGCTTCCACCAGTACCAGATGTGCCTGTCTGGAAATGACCAATAGTACTTCCACCGACGCTGACATTTATTACGCCTGTGCCTGTGTTTATTATATCAAAATCTCCATTCGTTCCAGAATTACGAATTACTCTAGCATCATAATCGCTAACACCAGTTGTTGATATAAAGTCAACATATGTTGCTCTGTTTGCTCTATCCTCAAATCCAAGCTCTATAGCGGATTCATTGAATTTATTGTCTCCTAATCTATTTGTTGTTCCGCGAACATCAATACTTTGAGATACAAATAAAGTACCATTTCTTTGTATTTGAGCTCTCTCTAAGTCAGCAGTTCTAAATTTTATTGTGCCGTCACTTGGAGATGTACCAACATCACCGGCAGCTAATACAAGATTTCCTCTTATACCAGGTGAACCTATACTATTTCCAACGAGGTCTATTTGTGCACCATTTGATGCACCATTGGTTTCACCACCTGTAATAGTTAATACACCATTGTTGTCCTGATATCTCATTCCAACCTGGCTATTAACCATAAATCCAGAACCTGTAATTCTTGGTGATTGTAACTCAGCAGCTGTTAGTAATACCGTTGCATTAATTGTTCCAGCAGTAATCTTACCAGCATCAAGTTCACGTATCAAAGCCTGTGGCATAAATACACCATTAGCATCAGCTGTGAATGATTGAGTTACTGTACCATTTGCTGTACTATAAATTCTGAACTTATCTGCCTGAACAGTAAATTCACTTTCAGCACCACTTTGATTTATGATTCTAAATCCAGCTATACGTGGCGTGCCAGATGATGTTACTGTAAGAGCATATTCACCACCAAAGTTGACAAGCGATTGGCTAATTGGATTTATACGACCATCGTCAACAGGTTCCCAACTGCCGCTGTTGCTTGTTATAGTAAATCTGTATGGTTTATAATTATCATCAGTATCCCACCACAGATCGCCTATAGCTATGGAACCAGTTGTATCACCGGTTGGTGGAGTTGTTTGATACCAAGATACTTTACCACTTAATCTTTGTGGTGTGCTCCAAGAGCCACTTAATGTTATACCATCAGATCCAAGAATTACACCATTTGAAACCCAAAGAGCATTACCATTATCAGCTGGAATTGATATACTCCAAAATGCTGGCGTAAGATTGCCAGTTGGTGTCGGCGGAGGAGTAGCACTGCGACGATAGATATTATATTGTATATTACCTGCACTGCCACTTGGTCCAGCACTACCACTTGCCTCAATAGGGAATATAGAAGCAGACACAGCACTTGATGTCGCAGACATATTGTTGCTCGTATCTATATTTTGCAACCAAGCGTATTGTAGTAAACTGCTCGTTACAGCAATTGCTTTATTGAAAGTCGTGCCAGATATTGTGCCTTGAAGTTGGGCTGTTCCAAGATTATTACTGGTGTTTAAAAATATCTTGGTAAATTTATAATCTGTATCAACGGCTGGATTGACCCAAGTTAATGTGAAACTACCAGTGCCACCAGTTGCTACTATGTTTGTTGGTGTTTGTGGAGCAGTATTATCTCCATTTATTTTTAGGCTGGCACTTACATATGTGCTATATACACCAAGATAATTTAGATTGCGTGCTCTGAACTCATATGTATTTCCAGCTATAACATCAAGAGTTGTAAATGTATTGTCTGTTCTGGATACAACACCCAAACTGTCATAGTTTGCTGATGCTGTATTTCTAAATTCAAGAGCAACATCAGCAATACTACCGCTGAAGGATGAACTCCAAAGCATCGTAGCACTTGGAAATACAGTACCATCTCTGTCCAATGTAGTTGTTTCAGTTACACTAAATCCAACTGGAGGTTGTACAACAAATGGATTTGGCAGATTTGTATTTGGACTTAGATCACGATCAACATCTTCATCAATTGGAAAGTCATAAATTGTCGCAGCAGTTTCTTTTAATACAAGATTTATGCTTAAATCTGGATTTATCACCAATTCATTTACTTCAAATACTTTATTTTCCCAGCCATATCTTGCTAAACTTAGATATACATTATCTCCAGCTATCAACTGCAAACCGCTGATTTTTGTGGTCAATGATACAGTCAAATCTTGACGACTATCCAACAATGCCAATTTTGCCAATCTACGAGCAACTGTATGATCTGTAACAGATGGCAATTCCAAATCTATTGGATTTTCTATACCATAATCTTCAGCCAAATAAAAACTGCTTGTTATAGGCACAAAGTCACCAGCTTGAAAACTGGATGTATAAAAATCATCTGGTTGATTACTGCTTGTAGCTACAGTATATGGATTTCCATCTATATACAATCCTCTTACACTATTGAATGCATTTGCTAGAGATGAGCGTGTGGTTACAGCTATACTACCTACAAGATCATCTTCATTCAATGATACAGTTGGAGTGCTATATGCACCAGCTTTCAATATGAACTTGCCATTGCTATATGCAAGTTTGCCATAACAGCTTTTTAAAATATCTTCTATTACTTTTGCTGGTTTAGCATTAAGAGTAAACGTATAATTGCAAGTATATCTCCGACCAGTAAAACCACTTGGTATTGTATTGCACACATCTCTTGCTGTAGCAAAACTGCCTGTATCAATTTCATCATTACTTACTCCAAAATAATTCTTCAAATAGTGTAGTAATATAAGCGCTGGATTGTCATAATAATCTACATCACTGCCATCAACGTCTTGTAATTTATGTCCAACAATTGTAGCGGATATATTTGGTATACCATTTGGATATACAGCAGGATCAGCAACAAGCTTTGTATATATGCTAGCAATACCATTCAGTTTATGATCGCTGGTCCATTCCGTAGCTGGAGTCATTACATAAGCTGTTTGGCTGCTTGCACCAATTTTATATGTCAAAGCTAATTTGTCAGATGGAAATGTTGGAGTTTGTCCACTGCCACTCGTCCAAGCCAATACGTCGTTGAAGAAAATGTTTTTAAACTCTGTTACTTCGTGTCCAGCAACCGCAACAATTAAATGCAAAAATTCATTCTTTCCAGAGAAATTTGAACTGTTGGTACTAGCAAAAACTATTGGCCCAGATACACGATTCGTGCCATATAATACTCTCCTTGACGCTACCGTGTCACGCGTCATCGTAATTTTACCACTCGTTTCACTTTGTAAATTACCAAAAGATGGTATTTTCATTGTTGATTTTACTGCAGCATATGTACCAGCAGCAACAATGGCATAAGAAGCAACATAAACAGCCGCATATTGTCCAGCTGTAACGCTGACTCCGTATGATGCTAAATAATATAGAATTTCAGTTGCGATATAAGTGGCTACTTGTGGCATATTTTATTTCTCCGAATAGTAATATACATCTGTAATTTTTTCTCTTGGTCTAAATGCCCCTCCAGCAAATAGGCCTTTGTATCCATCCGACATACCAATAGCATTATCAGCTATGACAACGTCTCCTGGAAACATAGATTTGTCTTGTCTTTTAATAAAACCAGCATCAGTTAAAACTTTATGCCATCCACCTCTTTGTTCTATTAATGAAAATGCACTATCTTTATCTGAACATTTATTTTTAAACTCTGACAAGAAATCTTTGCCATACATAAAGTTTAGCATATATCCTACAAAAAAGCCACAATTGTTTGTGCTCCAATCAAATTTGCGTCTATGAAGCTCTTCCAATTTTTTATAAAATGTAGAATCTATATTCATTATGATCCAGTTCCAGTTCCTTCGCCGTCTCCATCACCTTCACCAGAAGAATTTCCAACGCTAGATGGAGCACTTACACCCCAATAAATTGATTTGTCAGCCATACTAGCCACAAATTCAAGACCTTTATCATCTGGATACAATTGCTTTTGTGCTTCATCTGTATATCTTACATCTTTTGGTCTATTTAATTCAATCAATCGACTTTCACATTTTACAGTTATTGCAGAAGTATCAGATGATTCGTTTATTAAAAGCTGATCCATTTTGCCTCGGAACAATGTTATTTGTTCATAGCTTGTCATAGCAGTATTGTATAAAATGAGATATACAACTGCATCTCTATTTCTATATGATCCAGTTAAAGCAAGACTGACATATTCTGTTGGTATGCCAGATAATGTAAGATCCATACTTTTTGCAGAAACATCTGTGGTTTCTGATACAGAGGATATACTGCCAAGAGTACCAATACCAAGATAATTTCCACTACCACTTATGTCAGTAAAAGAAGCAGATTGTATTCCAGTCCATAATCTAACTGGAGCACTTCCACTAAAATCAAGATATGCAGCTAAGTAAGGTTGGATTATAGTTACAGAGCTGCTAACATATGTATCAGTTACATTTGGTCTACTCATATAGCTTCAATCATAGGAATTGTTACTTCTGTAAGCATAAATTGATCTACTGTATATCTCGTATCATTCATAGCAAGTCTCATTCTTACTCCAGCTGAATTGTTTATACTATATGCTGTGCTTGGACTTAGTTTTGGAAACAATGATGTAGCTGTGGTAAATTGAACAAGTCTGTTTGATGTAGTATCATATCCATATTTACCAACTTGAACTGTGCCAGAACTTACACTAAAATCATTTCCAGTTGCTGTAGTAGTTATGCCTACAGTAGATGATATAATAAATTTGCTTGGCAATTTAAAAGTAAATGTACCAACTGTTCCAGCGAGAGCATTAAGAAAAGCAGTCAACTCTTCAGCATCTGTCTGGAACATTGGAGCAAGTGTTACATTAAGTTCCCACCATTGACCACCATAACGATATATCTGAGTTTTGCCTGTAAAAGGTGACTGAAATTGAGTAGTCAATGTTTTGGCAGTAAATTCTATATTACGAGGTTGAAGCCTTGTATTTGTTGGATATGTTAATGGAAAATTTGGCATATAATTTAATTATTAAGCTGCGGCTAGTCCTTTGGCATAAGACCCACCACGTTGTTTTGCGTCAAGAACACCAGCCATAGCTTCTTGTTTGAATCTTGGTAATAGGCCAATCATTTCAGCACGTACTGTTTGAGCAACTCCGGTTTGAATGTTTATATTTTGTACAACATTAATTTGTTCTCCACCACCTTGAAAATCATTTGGTAATATCATTCCATTGGATCTTGGAACAAACATTTCTGGGCCATCTTCTCCAACCAGATATGATCCTCCACTCCTAACAGATCCACCATCTTTTTTTGGTATAAGACCAGTAAGTCTGCCAAATGATTGTGCTGCCTCTGAGTTTATACTGCCTGTTGCAAGTCCTATGCTTGCCATTATAGCTTGTAATATTAGTGTTCTTAAAATTAATACTTGAATATCTTTTAATACACTCTTAAATACATTTTTAAATGCATCAGCAAAATTTTCTCCTTCTACTATTGCTCTAGCAAACTGATCGGCAAATCCAGACATAAATTCATAAGCTTTCATTATTCCAGGATTTGTAGCTTCCCACAATTCAACGCTTGACTTTGCTAATGCTGCGGTGGATTGTTCCAGAGTAATAAATCCAGCTTCATATAATTCAATTATATTTCCTATTCTTACTCTTACTTCATCTCCTGGTTTAGCAATATAATTTACTATACTTTGTCCCATATCTTTTATTACTTTATCAGTAGCCATCGTGGCTTCTTCAATTGTAATAAATCCATCTTGATAAGATACAGCAAAATCAAGTATTTTTTGTTTAGCTTCCTCTATTGGAGTACGAATAAAATCTCTTACAGATTTTCCAGCATTTGCTGTGGTTAATTCTATAGCTCTTTGTGCTTCTTCCAAAGATATTATACCCTCGGCATATTGTCTACCAAATTCAAGGATTTGTCTTTTAACAAGCTGTGCCGGAGTAGAAAGTAATTCTTCTGTTGATTTTCTAGCATTTTTTGTTATTCTATTTATTTCTTTTTGATAAGTTTCATAACTTATCATTCCACTTTGAAATACTTCTCTTGCTCTATCCAATTCTCTTTCATATAATTCACTAGGAGTCAATATTGATTCTTCTATAGCCTTTGCTCTAGAGGCCATATCTGATATACTAGCTTCAGTTAATTCCATCTCAGCTTTTGCTAGATCTTTCAAAGCCTGTTCTTCTTTATCTATAATTAATGTAGCATCATTAGCCTCTTGGCTAAATTGTTTTTGTGTATTTATTAAATTTTCAAAAGAATTTTTAGTTTCTTCGCTACTAAATCCAAGTTTTTTAAATATTTCTTCTATTGATGCTGAAACAATCTCATTTTGATATATTGCTTTATCTCTATATTTCTTTATTGTTTCATCACTTGCTCCAAAATATTCAAGCAAATCGGCAAACAATTCATTTCCAATAGCAAATGTTTTAAATAATAATAAGAATGCACCGGTTATAGCAGCTACAGCTCCTAATACAACCCCAGCAGCAGCTGATACTGCAGCAAATCCAGCAGCCACTGCTTTTAGAGCTACGGAAAGTGCGCCAAGACCACTTAACAAAACAGAAGGTATAGCTATTCTTAATAATGTTGTTTGAAAGAATAATGCAGCTGTATTTGCTGCGATTTGTGCTTTTGTATAAGTAGATACTGCGTTGGCTACATTTATTATCAATGTTGCAAACGATGCTAATATAATTGGACTGAATGCTATAGCTATTGCCTTTGCAACACCTTCTATATTTTTTATTATGAAAATTAAAGAATCAGATATACTAGTTAAACTTGGTGTTAATGATATTAATGTTTGTTTAAATTTCTGTTCTATAGTTCTTGAAACTTCTTCGTATTGTTTATTAAGTCTATCAAGTTTTATTATTTCTTCTGGCGTGGAAGAGCCTTTTGCAGCATTAACAATTCCATCTCTTCCTTTTGCTATTATTGGAGCTAATTCAGTATAAGATTTCCCAAGAAGTTTAATTCCTAACTCATTTCTTTTATTTTCATCAGTTACTTTTGATAATGCATCGGCTATAGCCAAAAATCTTTCATCCGGTGACAAGGTTGATATATAAGAATATGATATACCGAGATCATTAAATGCTTTTGTTGTTTCTTTTGCGCCATTTAAAGCTTCATTTATAGATTTTTGTAATTCTTTATATGCTACTTTTACATCACCAATTGTTGCTCCATTTCTTTTAACAGCGACATCCAAGGCAGTAAATTGAGCAACAGAAGCGCCTACTTTTTCCGCTTCATCAACAAGCATTGATGTATTCTTTAAAATATCAGAAAAAGCAGAAACCAATTTTTGAGTTGAAAATACAGCCAAAAATTGCTTACCTAATCTATCTAGCGCTTTTGCCGTTGATTGAAATGAATCATTGGCATTTTTAGTTTGCTTATCTGTATTTGAGGCCCAAGACTTTGTTTGCCTATTTATGTTTTCAAGCCCTTGGATGTACTTTCCTGTGTTGGCAATAAAATCGACTGCTACTGTACTTAGTGTGGCCATAATTTAAATCTTATTTAATATAAGTATTGTAGTATTATTGATTCTGCTGTTTTGTAGACATATATTTCAAGAAGTTTGCCTTTATTTCAGCCTCATTTTCCTTTGTAGTCTTGGTAGTCTTGGGCATAAAATCTTTTGGCTCATATTTCTTTTTGCCACCACCCATGCAATTGGCTATAATACAACATAATACAGCATTTCTGGCATCTTTTCTGTTTTCTCTTTCTTTCCACGCATTCATTAATGCTGCATATAATGGATCCGTTGGAGTCATTGCATACAATGTCTCCAACGGAATTGGCACATTAAGTTCTACGCATGCGAAGGCCACAATGTCATGCGCAGAATATTTATTCATTACTTAACTTCTTCAGATATAGATTTTATAGCTTCCTGAAATTCATCAGTAGACATATTTTCAATCTTATCAAAAGTAACTGTGTTATCCTTTGTATGCTTTATAAGAAATACAATATCACGAAGATCTGTAGCTGACTTGTTTTCTTTGCTAAAAAGCTCCATAGCATTTTTATTGCTAAGCTTTTCATATGTACACATTGATTTTAGACTAATTTTATCGAACATAATTATACCTTTTCTGTTTGGTTTTTGAACTTACGAAATTGAGAATCGTATTTGATGAGGAACATTTTTAATTGCCTATCCTCTAATTGTTTTTGATGCATTGTCAAAATATACTTTGCACGTTGCTCATCGGACCATTCGGCACCGAATCTTGGATGGTTTTTTCCAACATACTTTTTGCGAGATGCTGCTATCTTCTTTTTTGTTTCTTCACTATGCGTTTTTCCCTTAAATGACATAAAATTCCTTTCAGATATACATATAACTATAAAATGTAAAAACGATATTTAGACTTAGAAAAAGGCAAAGAAAAAACCCACCAAATAAATGGTGGGTTTTTATAATCAAATAATCCTAGAAGAATTAGGTCAAAGATCCAGATACGAAGTTGACAGCTCCAGATAGACGAACTGAGCAATCTGCAACCAAGATACCTTGTGATGGATCGTCAGCGGTAATGTTGAATTCCAACAACGAACCAGAGAATCTCCAAGAAGTGCCATCGCTGAATTTGATAGAGAAGTAATCGGTAGCAGTTCCTTGGTTAGCGGACTGAGAAACAATATACTGGTGTACGCTTGAAGCTGGATTATATTGTAGTCCGAATGTCAAAGTGCCTGGATCAGATAGAGCAGCTGCTTTGTATTCTTTGGCGGTGGATGCCATATTTGTAATATCGATCTCTGGTTTAGAGAAGTTTGGCCCACCGATATTGGTTACGTTTGGTATTTCTGCAGATGACGTTGGAGTAACCTGCATCGACAAAATTGTTTTTGAATAAATTGCTGTTGAAGCCATATATTTCCTTTTTTTAGATTATTTGTTTACGAATATAAATATAAACGAAGACACGAAAAACGTCAGTCTTGGTGATTTTTATTTGATAGCTTAATATGTATAATCGTAGTATAACCAGTAGAGATGGCCTGGAGGTAACTCTGGGTCATTTCTATTTATAGACATATTAGATTATAGTTATGCTATATGACCGAAAAAAATGATGCTAAGCTTCAGTATTTCGTGAAAGTAGATGTCAGCAGATTAACATTGTCAGAGAAGGGAACAATGTGTTTAGCCGTAGAGTGTTGTTGTCTCAAGATAAGAAAAGCAAAGAAATATACTTCATTCTATTTTGAGACGAAGGAATATGCTGAAACATTTACAGCATTCCTTAATATGCACGTAAAATCTTAGTAGTTCCCCTGACTATTTTATAGCCGTTGATTTCTTGTTTGTTTGTCCGTATAGCATATCCCAATTTTTTATCATTGGTTTTGAGCACATTTGCAGTAACTCGTAGGCTCACAAAATCTATCTGCTTTTCATCTTTGACAAACTTCAGATAGTTTATCACATCATATATTTCTTTTTTTGGCTTAGCTCCTGAGAAATATTCGTCCCACGTTCTGCCATCTATAATATCACCTTTGTAGCACCAATCTCTTATTATACCACCAGTTTGTAGCATAGTGTCAAGTGTTGATACTTTCATGCCTATCTTTTTGCATATTACATTTTTTGATATATGTAATGGTACTTCTTCTTTGGTTTTTATATTGATGAGATGGTGACCATACATCCGTATATGCCAATTTTGAGTTGCATCTATTTTTGGTGCCTCTACAAATCTTTTGATATTTTTGCGGAATATCATTAATCCATTGCCTCTAGGATCTCTGTGCAATGCCCTTACAAACGATTGTGCAAGTTTTTCTAACTCAGGTATGTTGAATCGTGTATATCCTAATGGCCTATTTGCTTGAATATCAACCCTGACGGTATCTGTATGGCTTAGGCACATTGTATATTCTTCAAACTTATTGTCCTTTATTATATGCCCCCGCATCCTACCAGCATCAATGGTCTTTATATAAGTAAAGCCATTTAGCTCAGTAAGCTTAACGTCTTCTATTGTTGGGATATAAATTTTTTGGTAGTCCATATATACTCATATATATAGAACAAAAATCTATAGTCAAACTTTTTAGATTTTATAAACTATTTTTACCAAGTACTCAGAGTGCTTCGCCTCCAAGTATTTGTTGCTGTGCAAATATACACTGATCCGCTATCCCATCTTATTTCACCAACTGTGCCAGACGAGCTGATTGAAGATGGAACTGATCCGCTTGGTAACAATAGTGATCCAGATATTGCTACACTACCAGTAAATCTGCAAGTATCAGATGTAGCATCACCAAACTTTGAGTCGCCTGTTATAAAAATAGAACTTGCTGTAACAGGTAGATCAAATGTAGTATGACCACTTGCGCTAACTCTTAGGCGAATATTTCCAGCACCGTCTGCAAGTATTATATTATTGCTCAATACAGTATTTAAGGCGAAAGGAAGATTTGCACCAATTATTGTATTGTTGCTTCCAGTTGATATGTTTCTAGCACAATCATATCCAAGTATTGTATTATTACTTCCACTTACCAATCCATATAATGACTGTTCACCAACAGCTACGTTTCCACTTCCAGAAGTATTAGAAAATAATGCGTGATGCCCAAGTGCGGAGTTGTAGTTGCCAGCAGTATTATTTCTTAATGAACCAAGACCAACAGCGGTATTTTCTATGCCGGTTCTGTTTTCACCTAATGATTGTTGACCGACCGCTGTATTGTCTATGCCGGTTCTGTTTTCATACATTGAAAAATAACCTATAGCAGTGTTGCTATTTCCGGCAGTATTTTGAGTTAATGAAAAAACGCCTACGGCTGTATTTAGATTTCCACCAATATTATTACTTAATGAATGAGCTCCTATAGCAACATTATCGCTACCAGAAATATTATTTTGTAATGCTATCCAACCAACCGCTGTATTATTATCACCAATAGTATTACCAGTCAGTGTGTAATTTCCAACCGCGGTATTATTATTACCAACAGTGTTGCCACTCAATGAATTATAGCCAACAGCAGTAGTATTGATGCCAGTAGTATTTACAGACAACGAAGAAAATCCTAATACTGTATTACTACTATCATTACCTTTTCCTCTACCAACAGTAATAGAATTTATTGTAGCATCACTGCTGCCTGTAATTTGTCCGAATGTTACATTGTTTGATGAAGTAAATGCATATCCGCCACCATTGGATAGTTGGAAGCTGCTGCTAATTGTTCCGCCTCCAGTTCCACTTGTGCCTGATGTACCATTAACTCCAGACGTTCCGCTTGTGCCGGATGTACCACTTGCGGCATTTAATGCATATGAAGCTGTAACGGCAAAACTTGCTGTACCTTGTAATGATCCAGTAAATGATGTAAATACTGCTGTACTGCCAGATACCAATCCACGAAGTTGAGTAAGTGTTACAGCTGTAGTTCCTATCCAAACGCTGTTTGATCCACTTGCTATAACGCTATTTCCTATCGCAATTACATTTGATGTATTTGGTAAACTACCAGAAACTACTCCTGTATTTGATCCAATAAATACAGAATTGCCCATATTATTGAATGACTCACTAAATGGAGAAACAGTTTGTCTTCCTGTTCCAGCAAAATATCCAATAAATACGCTTTGACTACCAGAGCCGATCATTCTACCAGCTTGAACACCAACTGCTGTATGTTGATTTGATACATTGTTTGTTAATAATGCGCTTCCACCTATAGCAATGTTGTTATTTGGTTGCCAAGCTGAAGCATTTGCATTTTGACCAATTATAATACTATTTGAACCAGATGATATACTTGCTCCAGCATTTAATCCAATTACAATTTGATTAAATGAACTTGTATTCCTTAACAAAGATCCAGTTGGTGATATTACAATATTAGCAATTGATGCAGTTATATTGTTTATCTTAGATGTAAGATCTGGTCCAATGTATATAGATGAGCTTTTTATTCCACTACTAACATTTACTGCGTCATTTATATACAGATCATCTACTGAATTTGCATAACTGGCTGTTCCAGCAAATGAGCTTGTTGATGATACGCTTGAAGATATATCATTCCAATTTTGTGCTCCGCCTCCACCAGCATTTAATGCAAATGATGCGGTTATAGCATAACTTGCTGTAAGATTATTTAAAGCCCCACTAGCAGTAACAACATATCCACTTAAATCTTGAGTAATTCCCGATGTTCCAGATGTGCCATTGGTTCCTGATGTTCCATTGGTGCCACTTGTTCCATCTGTACCACTTGTTCCAGAGATACCAGATGTACCACTTGTTCCACTAGTGCCATCTGTTCCAGACGATCCTATTGATCCATTAACACCGCTTGTGCCAGATGTTCCACTGCTTCCGCTTGAACCATCTGTTCCAGATATACCCGATGTTCCACTAGTGCCAGAACTACCATTAGTACCACTTGTTCCTGATGTTCCATCTATTCCACTAGTGCCGCTGGTGCCATCTGTACCAGAGGTTCCACTAAAACTTAGTGCATATGAAGCTGTGATAGCAAAAGATGAACTCAATGATTGTAAAGCATAGCTGGCTGTAGTTTCTGAATTGCTTATCAATTTCCAGTTGTTTGGATTATCCCAATCAGCACTACTGCTTGTAGCACCATAATAACCATAATATTGTAGTGATGCTGTAGTAAATATAATTGCTCCTACATCTCTTTTGTTTGCTGGTATTGAGCCTGTGTCAGATAATTGACCAACTGGATAACCGAGTCCCTTCAAACTCGTTTGAGCCATCAACGGGTTGTTGGGGTTATTATGTTGTAGGATGTCTGGAAAATTCAGTGCCATATGTTTATGATATTGCTAATGTTGTTCCACTGGCGAATGCTTTATCAGAATTTGATTTATATACTCTGACCGAAACAGATGCACCATATGCATTGTTGATTGTATAATCACCAAGTTTAGTAAAGGCTGTTAATACTGGCAATGCACCGTTTTGTATGATAGTGCTCAAATCACCATAAGAAGCTGGATAAATTATATATGTAAAGTTTCCTAGTGTATCATTATTTCCATTGCAAGTAGCCGTCCAAGAACGATCACTATCCAATATAGAATCTACAACATCATTATCTATTACAGTTTGGGCTGTGGCATTGGATATTATATCTGTAGAGCTTGCTGCCATATAATTTCTGAATCTGAATGACACAGATGTTGATGCACCAGTTATTGCTGTACCAATATCTGATCTTTTTCCGTTTACAGTAAATGTCACAGTGCCTCCAGATGTTGCACGATTTATAGTATATGTATTACCAACCGACAATATATTAGAGCCGTTAGACAATCCAGCATTACCAAAATAATATGATACTGTACCAATATCTGCACCAGATGCTGTCCAGCTTGAGCTAATTGGTCCCACACCGTTACTATCAAGAGTAGCAGTAAACGAAGCTGTATTGACTTGGAAAGAGTTGTTTACATCTCTGGTTGCTGTAGAGATTGTGCTTCCTCCAAATCTCATAGATAGAGACGATAGTGTAGGTGGAGTATATGCAATCAGCATAGTTCTTAAAACTGACTCTATAGTGCTTCCAGAATGTATTGTTATACCAGAAATAATACCACCAACATTTTGGTTTGGTACAATATCAGCCTGTAAAGTAGTAGCAGATGATGTTATTGCATATGATGCACTGGTAGCAAAACTTGAACTCTCTGAGTTGAATGCACCACTTATGGTCAAGCTGCCTGATATAAAAACATCACCATAAAAAGATATATTACTTCCAGTAATAGCCATCGCATTACTGCCTGTAAGAATATATTTGTCTTCCCATACAGCAACTTGACCAGCTTTACCAGCGCCTATAATTGCATTGTAATATATTATGTCAGCACCATATACTACATCAAAGCTTACGTCCCTGCTGTATATTCCGGTTGAAATGTCGAAGTCATCAATTTCTGAGTTGATGACCATTTGTATTTCGCCATTGTTATATCCATTGAGAATAGAGATTAAGAAATCTCTCATATCCTCAGCTTCTTCTATTGTCTTAGATTTGCACGACCAAGTTGTTGTTTCTGTGCGTACACTTGGTCCGCTCATTGTCTGAGTACCAAGAATGCCTTCGCGAGTAAATACAATACAAGGTAAATCTACATTGCTGTTTTCAAACGTAGATTCACTATAGACAGGCACCTGCAAATTGAGGTGAACCATCTGTCTTAAACTATAATAATACTCTTGTATTCCAGACATATTTTATTGCTGATTATTTCATCCAGCTGAATATGGTGGATACATATTCCATTGTTGATTTTGTTCATTCCAAATGTAGAAATTTTCTACATCATCAGGATGTGGTACAGGAGCATTCCACGTTTTAGTTTCTGAGTTCCATATCCACGATGGATAAGGCTTTGGTTGGCGAAATCCATCTGTTTCATTGTATGTGTAGCCAATACCCACCAATGTTTCATCTGAACATACCCATACACCGCCAAGCCTTTCCATAGCCCATTGTTCATTATCACAGACGATAACTTGTGTGACTATGCCATCAACAATTTTGCAACAATAATGTTCTTTTGTATTACTCATATTGGATATCTTATTATGACAATGCCTGAGCCACCCTTGCCAGGTAAGTTACCTGTATTACCGCCTTGGTAGTTGGACCCACCGCCACCACCACCTGTATTTGCTGCACCGTCTGTGGCATCTGATGTAGCAAAGGTAGTAGCACCGTTGCCGCCTCCACCCGCGCCACCAAGTCCACCTGACCCTACTTTGTAAGCACCGCCACCGCCGCCACCATAAGTAGCAGAAGATCCTCCGATGGTTGAAGTTACACCGTCTCCACCATTTCCTCCAGTACCACCTAAATCACTCGTAGCGTTTCCACCATTTTCTCCAGCACCAGCACCACCACCACCAGCAAAATATGTATTATCATCAGTAATTCCAGTGCCACCGTTGTAAGTGACACCAGTACCACCAGCCTGAGGAGTGCCTGTTCCGTGTCCTCCACCACCGCCGCAACCGCCGTTTCCACCAACACCAATGTTGTCAGTCGCACCACCGCCGTGTCCTCCACCTTCAGATGTAATACTAGAGAACTGTGAGTCTGAACCTTTGGTTAAATAAGTTCCACCACCTCCAACTATTATACTATAAGTTGTTGCAGTTACAGTAAAACCAGTACCTGTTTTTACATCTCCACCGCCGCCACCACCAAACGAACCACCACCACCACCAGCAACAACTAGATAATCCACATTGCCACCAGTAGTTACAACAAAGTCTCCTGAAGAAGTAAACGTATGAATACGATAGCCACCAGAATCAGTAACAGTGCCACCAGTAGCTACTACATTGGATACTGCTGCGAAAACGTATGGATTTATAAATATGACACTCATAATATATTATTTGTTGGAATATGTTATAAGAGTGATAATTACGAGTCTCTTCTTGTTTTTAGGTATACTTTTAATCCTTTACCGGCTGTAGAGCTCCCAACTTGGTCTATGTCAATAATTATTTCAGAATCATCAGCTAATGATGAAGTGGTAATAGTTGCTTGACTTGCTGCGGTTACAGATGTTTTTTCTAAAGCATCTATACTTAATTTTGTTCCAAGTAAACTACCACTAGCAGCACTACCACTTATATTGATATCTACAATAAGTGTTGAACCGCTTGGTGCTGTATTCACGGAGGATCTTACAGCTAATAGTGTACCTGCGTATGGCATTCTGAAATATACTTTACCAGAGCCAGTAGTAAGATCAGTAGTTTCATCAGAAGCAGCAATTGTAAAATAATCTATACTACCAGTTGTTGCATCTGAGCTGTATGGCAATGAATTCCACGAGCCAGTTCCATCACCTATTTTAAATCTGCCTGTATTTAGTTCTGCCCCAAGCTCTCCTTGCATCAAGATTGGGTTTGTACTTGACCATTGTGTTGATGATCCTCTTCGAAGTTGAATTTGCGTTGCCATAAATATTATTGTTTTATATTATTAAATATTATACAGTTCCTCCATCAATTGATGTTGATCCTCCATAATTACTATCTGGTGCTCCACCGTCAAGATTTGGAGATGCGAAATTTAAAGCATATGAAGCGGTCACTGCAAAACTTGCTGTACCCTGTAGTGATCCAGTTATATTGATGTTATTTTTGCTATTCTCCCACAAACCAGAAGAGCTGTATACAAGAAGATCGCCTGCAGATGGAGTAAGTGCTCTAACATCATGCAACTCTTCCAATTCATATCCATTTTGTACAAGTGTGAAAATGCTGCCGTTGGCAACACCAACTCTGGTTACGATACCAGCATATACAAGATGAGTTGGTGCATATTGTTTGATGTTTGTCAATTGACCAGAAGATGTGGAAACATATAATATATCACCAGCGGTATATGTTGAGGTATTGATATTGCTTACTAAACCACGGGTTGTTACAAATCCGCTACCACCAGATGCTATACTTTCTGCTACAATACCAAGTGTGCGTGCTGATGTAGCATCACCACTTGCATTTGCTCTTTTTACAGCCACACGATCCGTCTGTGATCCAGAAGCATATACAACTTCACCTTTGTTTAATGTGGTTGCTTCAGCATTATATACATAAGAAACTTCTTCTTGACCGATTGGAAGATTTACATTACCACCACGCAATCCAATTTTTAAAGTTCCTAGATCACTATTCCAAGATAATTGACCAACTGCATCTGAAGTATTTTCTGTCTGAGCAAACTGAACTAATGAACTGCTTGCATTACCAAGAAGATATGAAGCAGTAAATGGAGTTATACCGCTTGTACCAGATGTGCCGCTAGTCCCAGACGTACCATCTGTGCCAGATGTTCCATTGGTTCCACTTGTACCATTTGTACCTGATGTACCAGATGTACCAGATGTACCACTAGTTCCACTCGTTCCGTCTGTTCCAGATGTACCACTTCCACCACCACCAGCATTAAGAGCATAACTTGCTGTTATAGCATATGACGAAGTTAATGTATCTAAAGCGTAACTTGCTGTTCCTAGTAATGATCCAGTTATAGATAGCGCTTCTACAGATGAACCACTTATTACACCACGCAATAATGTTAATGTGGTTTGTAGATTGCCTATCACCGTGCTGTTATTTGCAGGAGACAATACATTGTTACCAATTGCTATTGTATTATATCTACCAGAATCTCCAGGATTACTGCCTGAAACTATACCAGTTTTAAAACCAATATATATACTACTAGAGCTATTTGCTGGATGAGATTGCCCAGTTCCGTTTCCAACTCCAGCATATGCTCCAATCATTATTGTTTCACCACCACCTGCTATATTTGCGCATCTATTTCCTATAAAAATATTATTACTTGTGTTTCCAGAGCTGGCCATATTATTGCCAATGTATACACTACCAGTTGTGGCTGAAGAAATTGTTGTTCCTACACTATTACCTATGACTATGTGATTATTTGCTGTGCTAATCGACGTAGCATTACCAGTTCCAATAATAATATTATTTGCACCAGTAGTTGTTCCACCAGTTGCATTTCTTGCTCCAATTATGGTGGAGTTTGTAGCTGTTGATCCAGATGTAAAATTCTCAAATCCTATGACTGTATTATTTACACCAGTCGTCATTCTATTAGCAGATCCATTACCAACAACTGTATTTTGTCTTCCAGTTGTTATTGCGGTTCCAGATCCACTACCAATGAAAATATTAAATGACGCGGTTGGATTGTTGCCTTTATAATTTTCGTGTAGTGTTCCGATGAATATAGATCTGCTTTCAACCAATACTTCAAAATTATCTATGTCTGTAGCATAGCTTGCTGTACCAGGGAAAGAACCTGTGGTTGTTACTGTTGGTCTTATATCAGCCCAGAACGACGATCCATTTGTGCCAGATGTACCACTTGATCCATCAGTTCCACTTGTGCCACTAGTTCCTGATGTGCCACTTGCACCATCAGTTCCGCTCGTACCAGACGTGCCAGATGTACCACTTGCACCATCAGTACCACTTGTGCCATTTGTACCAGAAGTGCCATTTACTCCACTTGTGCCACTCGTGCCAGATGTTGCACCTGTCATTGCATATGATGCTGTGATAGCATAACTGGCTGTACCACTTAATGTACCAGTGCTTCCAGATATTATAAGTGCTGCACTGCTACTAATAATATATCTGTCTGTCCAGAAAGCTACTTGGTTTGCTGTACCACCACCGGTAATGACATTGATATACTCTATATCAGCTCCATAGTTTACTCTAAATCCTATGTCACGACTATAGATGCCTGTATTAACATCAAAACTATCAACCTCAGAGTTAAGCACCATCTGAATTTCAGCATTATAACCATTAAGCAGGGATATAATAAAATCCCTCATATCTTCTGCTTTTTGTATCGTCTTTGCTTTGGCGGCAAATGTTACTGTCTCATATCTGACCGATGGGCCAGACATAGTTTGTGTACCAAGAGTGCCTTCACGGCTAAAAACCACGCAAGGTAAATCAACATTCTGATTAGCAAATGTGCTTTCCGAATATACAGGCACCTGTAGATTCAAATGTATCAGCTGTCTTAGATTATAATAATATTCTTGTATTCCGGACATATGCGTGATTGTTAATAATTATTTTCCACCTTTTTCAAAACGTTTGATTCTTGATGCCAAAGATCTAGTAAATTTATCAACTACGTTTTGTTTTACGCCTTCAAATGCATTTTTTGTAAAATTATATCTGGCTTCAAGGATATTAGCATAACGCCAAGGCACTCTTGGTTTACCTTTTTTATCTACTCCTTTAACGCTCTTGCTAACACCAGTCATTATAACAACTGTGCTATCTTTTGGATATATGATCTTTTTTCTGGTTATACTTTTTTCAAGTAGTCCAGTATCAACAAGACCATTGGATGTTATATTTGATCTTATAGCATTAACTACTTCTTTGTTTGCGGTATATGCTGCACCAACAATACTTTTTGCAGCCATATCTTGGCCCATAGCTTGAAGCTTTTTATCAAGTTCTTGTAGGCCTGTAATTTTAATTTCGACGGCCATAGGAGTTAATTTCTCCTTTCGCCAGTTGCTATTGTATATCCCTTGAAAGGTTGTTCGTCAATATAGACCAAATTATAATCATTGCTGTCATATGTGATGATTGCTTTTTCAGTTATGTTTGAATTTTCTCGCAAAGTAAATGTATATGTTGCGGTGTTAACAACATATCCATTAGTATTGTTTTCTCCACCACCATCTTTTTTTATTCTGCACCATAAGCTCTGTGATGCATAATACATTATACTCTGACCATATCTATCAATAGATGAACTGGTCGGATATTTTAAGACTATTCTATCTTCTAAAAGTCCTGGATTAATAAATCACCTCATTTGTTAATTGTTTTTGACTGTTTATGAACCCATCACTATATGTATAGTATATGAAAACAAAAAACGTATTAAATAGATTCTTAAATAAAGTTGATAAAGATGGTCCAACCATGCCACATATGGATACCAAATGCTGGATTTGGTTAGCTGGTAAAAATAAAAAGGGATATGGAAGATTTAGTTTCAATCGTAAAAATAGATTAGCACATAGAGTATCTTGTATACTTCATAATATCGACATTCCAGAAAATATGTGTGCCTGTCATAAATGTGATAATAGGAACTGTGTAAATCCAGAACATATTTTTATTGGAAGCATCATTGATAATACTCTTGATATGATTAAAAAAGGAAGACAGCGTGGTGGAGGTGTTCTTGGAGAATTGCACAAAGGAAGCAAACTTACTGAAAATGATGTAAGATATATTAGAAATAATAAAAACGCTTCGCTTCCAGAACTTGCTGAAAAGTTTAATGTTGGAACTGGAAATATTTGGTGTATTAGACATAATAAAACTTGGAAGCACGTAAAATAATCATTGTGGTTTGATTAATTTATATGGATTCAATAGTGCATCAACAGCGTAACTTAATGGAGCAGTAGATACTCCAACGGCTTGTGGTAGGCGATTTTCATACCAATTATTAATTAGCATCATTTGAGCAATCTTGACATTGGTTGGTAGACTGCCGCTGATATTACAATGATATACAATATCACCACTAAATTCAGAACTAAGCATCGTGTACCAAGAACCATCAGCTCCTTCAAACAACGAACCAGTGCTTACATAATTTGTATCTTGAGTGGTTAGAAAAACATCACCACTGCTTGAAAAAACAGACATACTATAAGTGACAGGCAAAAAGTCACGATTGCATTCTGCTGTGATTTGTTCATATGAAGCTGTAATAAGTGAACTAATCAAGACATCATCATCGCTAGAGTCTTGTCTCAAATAGTTTTTGGCTTCTGTCAGGGTTGGTCCGTAGGTACTTGGGCTATTGAGTCTTTTACGCATAATACTATAAATAGAAGACTAAAGATGAAAAACTGTGATTTTATACCTCTATTATAGAATAAAAAAAGACCCACATTTCTGTGGGTCTTTTAGTATTATGTGTTAAGACTAGGATTAAGCTACGTTTGTGACGAGCTTGACCAAAGAATTTCCGTCTGTTAGGGTGCAGTCAAAGCGCTTGTAAGCTCTCCAACCGATGTTACCTTCAGCGGCGTACAATTCGTTGAGACGTTGTAGTGAGACACCACCACGATCACCGATTACGAAGTGCTGAGGATATAGCAATGCGCCACCAACGTTACCTACTTGCCAGGTTGTTGGCAAAGCGTGTGTAACGTAAACTGGACGACCCAAGAAACGATCTGGTTGACCAGCTTGTGTGCTCATTTCCCACAAGTAGACCCCGCTTGTGCTGGCCTTGACTTGTCTCATTGCTGAGGCTAGTCCATCTCCAACGATCCAGACTGTCTCTTGACGACGCGCACCTGGAACTTTGTAGTATGCATTGATCATACCGTCCAAGAAGGAACCAGACTGCGATCCAAGATTTTGGGTTAGAACTGAGTTTCCACCAGCTGTGGTGAAGCGTACTAGACCGCGTGGCTCATCGCTTGCGGAACCAGATACGAATGCTTTTTCTTCCAAGTTAGCGAAACCGGTACCGATTTCAGCAGCCAATGTGGCTTCTAGATCGGTGCTAGCGTCTTGCAATAGCTCCTCGCTGGTTTTTACCAATGCACTTGCCTTATAGGCACCAAGAGTAGCTGAACCGAATGTTGGATTGGTTGGGCTATAAGAACCCGAATCAGCTTCCTTGATGAATGCAGCAGTAACGCCAGAAGCAACGATTGGCAATGTGGTTGTGCTGGTTGTCTGAATGACACGAGCTCCAATATTACGCATTACAGAGTTTTGAGCGATTGTGCGCTGGATTGTCTGGAAAAGGATTGTTGGAACGTTAACTCCACCTTCGGCACTTGTATAAGTGTTCAAGTTTGTGCTAGCGCGTAGTTCATTCATATCACCAGAACGAGCCCAAGCCAAGAATGCTGAACGATATTCTTCGTCAGAAGTCTTGCTGTTGCTTGAGACTGCTCTCTTGTCGAGTGCTTCGCCCATATTGTTCTTGATTGCATCAAAGCGAACTTCAGCTTCGATAGCTTTGGTCAAAGAAGCATATTTGGCATCTAGTTCATTGAACTTTGCCAAGTCAGCTTCGCTGCGAGTTTCCGAGGACATAATGTGTTTCATTTCCTCGTATGTTTTATTTCTTTCTGCTAATAGTTTAGACATATGTCTTCCTTATTTTGTTAATGTTTGTTTTTTTTGAGAACGAGGTATGTCCCCGTTAAAATTTGTGTGTTAAAGAAAGGAATCTAAAGCGTAGTTGATAATCTGTATCATCTATCTTTTTCTTTTCCTCTACTTTTGGTTCAACTTTTTGTTCAACCTTTGGTTCTTCTGCTCTTTCTTCCTTCTTTTCTTCAACAACAGGAGCCTGAGTTTCTGTAACTTCTTCGATAAAATCTTCATTTCTCATTACAGTAAGGGTTGTATCTGGATATGCTGGTGAAGCAACGATGGATACTTCACGAAGATTTAGTGATTGTATCTCACGAATCTTTTCACCAGATCGACTATAGTTCTTGCTCTTTGGAGAGTTGAATCCAAAACTGAATCCACGAAGATCACCGCGATCAGCAGAAACTAGTGTATCATCACCATAGCTTGTTTCTGGAATAGCGATTCTTACATAAAGTCCGTCAGCCCTATCTTCCATTTGTAGGGTTCCAGCAGACTTACGACCGAGCAGATAAGCTGGGTTATGCTCCTTGAATGCGAGAACATCATTTCTTTCCATACTTTCTTTTAAAGCGCCTGGCTTGATGATTTCTCTAAACTTGTCTCCGTTCATTGTACGAAGTTCATTACTCATGCTGTTATATACAACTGCACGGCCTTCAATGATGCGTTGGTCTTTGTTGACCTTTACGTCCATCATATCATATGCTCTGTATTCAAGATTGTCTTTCATATATATGTTATAAATATTATGGTGTTAATATAATCTATTATTATTCTGTTGGTTTAGCGTACTTAGGATGATCAGCGTTTAATAGATCATTATCTCCTACATATGCCTCATTTTCTGGTGATCCAGTACGAGCCAATCTTAGAAATGCGTTAACTCTGGCCATTGCCCATGCTCCTCTGCTTACGCCTGGACGATGACTTGTAGAATATGCTCCAGCTCCTCTGCGATATACTGCCTTGAGAGAACCAAGTCTGACCTTGCTCCAGTTTGGTTTATTTTCCTTGGTCATTTCAGCATTGTGCTCTTCTACTTTGTTTTCAAGAGCAGCTTCTATAGCATCTGTCATTTCTATATCTCCAGATTTGCCACTTGCTGATTCTGGTTCGTTTTTCTCACTACCTTCTATTCTATCTTTTGGTGGAGCTGGTGCATCAGCTCTGCTTTCAACAACTGGTGCAGGTGGTGGTGTGGCTGCTGGTGTGCTTGTTATTTTAGCAAAGTTTAGTGGACGTACATAATCATCTCCACCGCTTGTTGGTTCAATATACAATCCACTATCTTCTGCTTCATTAACTTGGTTAGCTGTCATTACACCGTGTTCAAGGGCGAATCTATAGTATTCGATTCTGGTCTTGATATCTCCACGTAGCAATCCAGATACATTGAAGTTTACATAAACGTCTTCTTCATCTTCAAGCAATTGCTTTTGTAGTTGTTGTTCAATATTAGTTATGATTGGCGTCAATGTATATTGAACAAATTCGATAGCTTGCTGCTCAACCGAAGCGTAAGTTGGACTGCTTTGTAGGCCCAACATATGTAATGGCACACGGAAAATGTCTGCGGCAATGCGTTGAGCACTGAATTGTTTCTGTTGTATATATTCAGCTTGCTGAGCTGTAATACCAACATTTGGAACTTCTACCTTGAGAGTATTTGGTAGAAATGCTGTCTTACCAGAATTGTTGCCTGTAAATCCTTGCTTCCATCCAGACTTGAGCTTTTGTAGCTCATCTTCTTTCATATTGCCTGGATAATATACCACACCGGCTGGTTTTGCCGCCTGCTTTGCGATTGCTGTGCCAGATGTTTCTAGTTCGCTATATCCGTCATATAGTGTGCGGAATGCGTCAATTAAGCTCATACCATAATAACCTTCGCGGCTATATCCTTTGATATGAATTAGCTGATCATATGTAAATTCTTTATAAAGACTTGTGCCATCTGGCTGAGTCATATTCATCTTATAGTATGGCATGCCATCATCTCTGACATATACATCTACACTATAAGGATTGAGCGGATATAATTCTATAACAACGCCAGCGTTGTTTCTAATTTTCTGTATGTAGGCATTACCAAACATATCCAACTGAGTAATGCACCAATGCCAGAAATTATATGTGGTTTGAAATCCATTTGGACGTTTTGTAATAAGATCATAATATGGATGATCTCTGGCTGGTTCGTGGCCTTTTGGTAGTTTTCGATTTAGTTGTATTGGCAAACTAGCAATGGTGCTTGCACGTAGATTGATGCAACCATAAACAATACTCAGACGATCAACATAACGACCATAGCCAAATGCTGAATTCCAATCCATAACATATGGACCGCCTATGGTTTCACTGCGAATTTCTTCAGCAGGTTGAGTATCTTTTTTTGATCTAAAAATATCTAGTATGGACGCCATTTGATTATAAGTATATGTGAAGACTTGGAAAACTACGATTTTATATCCAAGAAACCTCTGAAGCTCCAGTTTGATAATTATTCTTACTACATTCTTCTAGAGCCATAAGCATTGATATAACAGAGTCTATTCTATCTCTTGACTTAGCCTTGTCACATTTTGCATTACCAGATGCATCAACTTTTAATAAAACATTACTTAGGCACCAACGTAAAACTGGATGATTGTCGTGTACAAGATCTTTACTTAATACAAGTCTTTCCAAGGCTCGTACTGGACTAGCCATACTTGCGAATCCCTGACCAAATGCTATAACATTAAACCCACTTTCCATCAGTTTAGTGCTAAGAAAACTGCTATTCCAACGATCTATACATATGCCTTTTATATCAAACATAGTGCCCAGTTCTTGAATTTTTTTAATTACAAAGTCATAATCTGTGGCATTGCCTGGGGTTGTATATAAATGACCTTCTTTTGACCATTGCTCATATGGTACTTTGTCTCTGCGACTTCTCATCAAGATATTGTCACTTGGGCAAAAAGGAAATGTAAATATATTATATTTGTCATTTTTGTAAAAACATAAACTAAGAGATGTTAAGTCAGTAGTAGATGAAAGGTCTAATCCAGCATAGCAAGAATCTCCTTTAAAGTCATCTAGCTTTATTTCACCACCACATTCCATCCATTGACCATCGCTGATCCAAGATTTGGCAAGATCAATCCACGCATTTAAATAAAGTACCTTGAATGCGTTTTCAAAACGAGTAAATTCCTTGGCTCTGTTGTATTCTGTTCTGAAGAACTCAACACTAATAGTGTGGCCAAGGCTCGGGTTACACGCTTTCCACGTTTCTTCTTTTGTCCAGTCTTGTCCTTCTTTGAGTCCATATATTTTAGCATAAAAAGTATCATCCTTAATTATACCGTGATTTACTCTTTCGCCGTGTTCAACAAGTTGATACAAGAAACTTGCTTTGCTAAATCCAGCTGTTGATATACTAAGCATCAAAGGCTGCTTACGAGCCCCCATACTGGTGACCATTGAATTGTATAATGCGTCATCTGGAGCCGCCAGCAACTCATCGAATATGACAAAAGACGCATTAAGGCCAAGAGCCGTATTCGCATCTCTGCTAAGAACTCTGAACGTGCTACGATTTTTTGGGTTATATAGTGCATTTTTATATACTTTTATTGTTTTGGAAAGAGCAGGCGAAGAACTGACCATATCAGTAGCAATGCCAAAAATAATCCTAGCTTGATCCCTTGAATTGGCACACGCGTAAACTTCACCATTGGCATCACCAAATAAAAGTTCATATAAACACAAACCAGCACAAAGTGTAGTTTTACCATTCTTGCGGGGAATAAGAATAAGACCGTTACGATACCTGCGAAGACCCTCTTTAGTATATGTACCATACAAGGCTGTTATAATTTCTTTTTGCCAAGGAAGCAATATAAAAGGCTCACCCGCGTGTACACCTTTGCCGTGCTTTAAAAATTCAGCAAAGAACTTTTCGATACGGTTAGGTATCTTTTCGTCTATAACATATTCATCAGACATTACAAAGTCTTGCCAAATTCCATTGCTTGTTTCTCTGTCTGAAACATAGCATTAAAAACTTTATGTGGAGATGATACAATTTGTACATTGACCGATCCCATAGTTTTGGCTTTTGCTTCCAAAATTGATATATCATCTTTGTCAGTCAAGACCTTTGTGATAAAATGTGTGCGCAAATATATGATATTGCTTTTCAAAGGCTTTAGATCGCCTGTCTTTTCTAATCTTTCAACGTCATTTGGATTTATTGCTGTCATAATTATTCGTCGTCCTCGTTGTCTAAAAATTGCTGAATAGCATCTTCTTCTTCTACCTTGGCGATTCTAAGTTTGGCTCTTGCTGATGGAGTTATACCAAGTTCTTTGGACAATGATAAAACTGAAGATGTCAAGTCGTTCTGCAATCTTTCATCAGCAAATTCTTTGTCAGCCTTGTTTGATATAACTTGCAATCTATCAAGCTGAGCACTAAATATTGCTAGAATATTTTGATCGCATTTGCCAGCAATGCCAAGTTTTACAATTTCTTCAGCGGTTTGCTTGTATATCTTTTTGGCATTTTTGTTAAGCCAACTTGGTGCTTTTGGAACTATTTTGTCACTAACTGGTTTTGGACGTTTGTCGTTACTATTTATAGAATGTTCACTAGCTATTGGTCCAGGCATAATTTTAAATTAGTTCAATATACATATACTATGAAAAACATAAAACTACTAAAAGACTTGATTTTTGCTATATTTATAAAGATAAAACATGCCTTTTCGCCCAAAAACAAGCAAAATCAGCAAACTGAAAATAAAAAAGATTGACGACAGACCAAACGCATATCGCAGAGGATATGATAATAGTTGGAGATTAGTGCGTCATCAGCATCTGCAAAACAATCCTATTTGTTTGGACTGTTTAAAAGAAGGCAGATATGCTGCTGCAACAGATGTCCACCATATAAAGAAACTAGCAGAACATCCAGAATTGCGTGACGTAGCTGAAAACTTGATGAGTCTTTGCCATAGATGTCATAGTATTCGTACAGGAAAGGGAGAATAGATTATACTTATAAGATATGGCAAGCTATACACCAACAACAGAAATGGCAAATAATGCTGAGAAAGCTCTTAGAGTAAGAGAGACTAAACCAGACAGCCAAAAAGGAATGACAAGTGTTGGATTGGCTCGCGCAAGAGATTTGATCAATCGTCGGCCACTAAGCGAAGAAACTGTAAGACGAATGAAGGCATATTTTGATCGCCACGAAATTGACAAGCAAGGTGCCACTTGGAATGAACAAGGCAAAGGATGGCAAGCCTGGAATGGTTGGGGTGGTGATGCTGGTCGTGCTTGGGCAAACAGAATTGTAGCTCAACTAAACAAAGAACAAGCTCGTCATATGGGCGTAATACATTTTGATGATATATCTGATGATAAGAGTTATGATCGTTATATTTATCCTAGAACAATAAAACTATAAAAATATATGCCAGCTGTATCCGAAGCCCAACAATCATTTTTCAGACTAGTAAACGCATACAAACAAGGAGCACTTAAAAAGTCTCAAGTATCTCCATCAGTTGTTGCTACCGCAAAAGAAATGAGCAGAAAAGAAATATCTGATTATCTAAAGCTCAAGAAACGCAATATGACTGAAGGATATGATGATGATACTTTGCCCGACATCGACCCATCCTATGAAGTATATGAAAGCATCACTATGCAAGATGTAATGAAGTTCAAGGCTTTGCTCGATATGCTAGATATAGCACCAAACGCTGA